GTAATCTAGCACCTAAAGAACCAGAAGATGTTATTTGCTGTCAAACTTGTGATGGTGTTACTGTAGACAATTGTGTTACTTATGTTTATGGTGGTGGGTGTAAAGAAAATAAAGGGGTGCCTACAGAGGCAGCATATGTTGATTGTGATTATGTTGTTTAAAGGTTTACTAGAAAAAAAAATGTTGTAAAATTATATAGTTATGGCAGAACAAAATAGAATGACGATATTTCAAAGATTAAACAATCTTTTTGGTGCTGAGGGACCTCAGTCACCTAAAAGGTCATATAACTTTGATAAAAAAGATATATTAAAAACAACTTCTAAGGTTGATTACGAAAGAACTAAATTAGAATTACAACAAGGTCAATATTTGGCCAACCAATGGCAAAAAATAGAATCCCAACTTTATTCACAAGCAGTTTATTATGAACCTACTAGATTGGCTTCATATTATGATTATGAATCTATGGAATTTACACCTGAAATATCAGCAGCTTTGGATATTATTTCAGAAGAAGCGTGCACAATTTCAGAAAGAGGTTATATGTTAAACATTTATTCTGAATCTAAAAGAATAAAATCTATACTTGGTGATTTATTCAATAATGTGTTAGATTTAGAATCAAATTTACCTATGTGGGTTAGGAACACATGTAAATATGGTGATAATTTTGTTTACCTTAAAATAGACCCAGAAAGGGGTATTGTTGGTGCTAGTCAATTACCTAATATAGAAATAGAGCGTATTGAGAAAGGAATGAATACGTTTGAAACAAGAACTGGAGATAAGGAAGAACGTGAAGTTAAGTTTATTTGGAAAAATAAAAATATGGAGTTCAATACATGGGAAGTTGCTCATTTCAGATTATTAGCTGATGATAGAAGATTACCTTATGGTACTTCTATGTTAGAAAAATCTAGAAGGATTTGGAAACAACTTTTATTAGCTGAAGACGCGATGCTAATCTATAGAACTTCTAGAGCTCCAGAACGTAGAGTTTTTAAAGTTTATGTTGGTAATATGGAAGACCAAGATGTTGAAGCTTATGTACAACGTGTAGCTAATAAATTTAAAAGAGACCCAATAGTTGATAGAGATACTGGTAATGTTGATTTACGTTATAACCAAATGGCGGTTGACCAAGACTTCTTTATACCGGTTAGGGATTTAGCTGCACCTAATCCAATAGACACATTACCTGGAGCACAAAACTTAGCTGAAATTGCTGATATTGAATATATTCAGAAAAAATTATTAGCAGCACTAAGAATACCAAAAGCTTTTTTAGGATTTGAGGATGTAGTTGGTGAAGGTAAGAATTTAGCTATTCAAGATATTAGATTTGCTAGAAGTATTAATAGAATACAAAAATCAATTATTCAAGAATTAAATAAAATAGCGATTATACATTTGTATATGTTAGGATTTGAAGATGAGTTGGGTAACTTCACACTAGGATTAACTAACCCATCTACACAGTCTGAACTATTAAAAATAGAACAGTGGAAAGAAAAAATCACACTTTATAAAGATGCTGTTACGGACCCAGGTTCTGGTATCCAAGCTGTGTCTGCAACTTGGGGTAAAAAACACATACTTGGTTTCTCAGATGAAGAAATTAAATTAGATTTACAACAACAACGTATAGAAAAAGCTGTTGGTGAAGAACTTAATCAAACTGCTACAATAATTAAGAACACTGGTATATTTTCTAATATAGATAAATTATATGGGGAGATGGAACCAGATGGTGGTGGAGCTGAAGAAGGAGCTGAAGGTGGTGAAATTGAATCTTCTGCAGATACAGGTTTAGAAACTGGAGTTGAAGAAACCCCACCTGAGACTGGTGAAGCTGGTGGAGGGTTAGACTTAGCTTCTATCAGTAAATCTAAATTACCCTTAATATTAGAAACTATTGATAATAATAATTTTGAATTAAATTTATCAAAAGGTAAAGATAAATTAGATGAAGTTAGTGAAAAGTTAGATAGTTTATTAAATGAATAGATATTTATTGTTAAATACAATAATATGTTCGGTAAAACTAAAAATAAAATAGATAGTATTTTAATTAATACTTTTTCACAGAAACCTAAATTTAAGAATGCTTTCCACACTCTTATGGAAAGTTTAAAGGATAACCCAACTAACAGAGAATTTTTCGTACTTTACTCTCAAATAGAGAATAAAGCTTTTAGTGATATTAAAGATGCGGAAGAATATCTTAATGAATCAATCAAAACTTTAAAATCCAAAAAGAATAAGGTTAATTTAAAAAATATTAACGAATCTATATCTAAATATAAAAATTTTATCGGTGACTCAACTAATAAATTATATGAAAGTATTGATACGTTAGTGTTTAATGAGAGTGTTTTAGGTATTGAAAAAAGAATAGAGGCTAAAAAATTAATTTTAAAAAAATTACATAATAGAGAAACAAAAAAAATATCTGAAGCTAAAATACCAAATTCATTATTAATTAATTTATCTACTAAAAATTTCAATAAAAAATATGAAAATTTAACTGAAAATGATAAACTTGAATTTAAATCATTATTAGGTAAAAACAATATAGAATTTAAAAATGAGTTTGAAACTTTGGTTGAAGAAGTAACAACTAAGTTGGATAATTTAATATCAGAAACTAAAGATTTTCAATTATTGGGTAAATTAAATGAAACTAAAGAAAAAATTTCAAAAACAGTCATAGATAAAGTTTCTTACTACAAAATAAAAGAACTTAATAAAACATTATAAAATAAATTATTATGAATAGGGTAATTAATATTTTTAAAGATAGTAACGACATCAATGAAAAAACTATTGTAGGTTTTTCTTCATTTGCTGTTATGGTTATTTTTGCTATCGCAGATATTGTATCTGGGAGTTTAGGTAAAGATTTAATTATAAATGAATTTATTTATAATTCTTTTTTAATTATTACATTAGGTAGTTTTGGTATAGCTGAAGTTGGTAGGATTGCTAATGTTTTTACAAATAAAAAAGATAATTCAAATGAACAATTACTTACTGAATAATAATATGTTCATAAGTAAAAAGTTAATTTTGACACTAGAATAAAATGCTGTTATATTTAAATATAATAACATTTTATTTATGAAAACAGGAAAACAATTTAAATTAAATTTAAACAAAGATTTTAACACTTACTACGGTAGTGTTGATTACAAAAACCCCAAATCAATATACATCAACATCTCTTCATGGTTTTCTCCTATAAAGGAGTGTGACAATTGGGATAGAGCTGTTAGTGGGTTAAAACGAAATATACAATCAAATATAAATTCTACAAATTTAAATAATTTATTTTTAGAAAAAAAACAAATTGTAGACTTAGATATTAGAACTAGTGGTATCCGTGAAAATAAAAGAAGTTATATGAGTTGTGAAATAACTTTATTCCTTAAAAATGAAGAACCCATAAAATCTGATAATGTAAAATTAGTCGTTGAAAACATTTTAACTAACATAATTAACAATAGTTTTAACACATCCACATATTTTAATTTTTATAGAACAAAAAAGTAAATGATGTATTTTATTATTACTAAAGTATTTATAGTTAAAAGTAATAATGGAAATATTGAAACCAGGAAAGGTAGGTACGGGTATTTTAATAGAATATGACGCTGGTCACGTATCACCCACTAACACTAATAACAAAAAAGTTATTAAAGAAATGACAGATAGGTCCATCCAAGAAGGACCCATAATTTTCCATGCTATACTACAAAAAAGTGGTGTAGAGAATAGAAACGGAAGAGTTTATCCAGAAAACATATTAAAAAGAGAAGTAGAAAACTATCAGAAATTAATAGAGAAAGGTAGTGCTTTATCAGAACTAAATCACCCAGAATCATCATTAGTCGATTTGGAAAGAAGTTCTCACAGAGTTTTAGAGACTTGGTGGGATGGTAATATTCTTATGGGTAAATTAGAAATTTTAACATCACCCGCATACCACCAAACTGGTGTTATATCTTGTGTAGGTGATATCGCAGCTAACTTATTGAGACACGGAGTAACGTTAGGTATTTCATCAAGAGGTGTCGGTTCATTAGAAAGAGAGAATGGTCAAAATGTAGTACAAGATGATTTTGAATTAATTTGTTTTGACTTAGTTTCATCACCATCAACCCCAGGAGCTTATTTATTTAAAAATTTAGAAGATAAAGAACTTTATGATGAATCTTTAAATCACGATAAACCACAAGAACAAATAACAACTCAAGCTTTAAGTGGTTCATTAAGATTAATGGATAAGTTAGATAGTTTCTTATCGGGATATTAAAAATAATAATAATTTATCTTTTATTTGTATTATAAGAGGAGTTTTTAACTATTGGTAGTATTTATAATAAAAATAAAACTTTAAAAAGCGCTTAATAAAAAAGATATGGCAGATAACAAATCAGTCTTAGAACAGGCCTTACTAGAGGCACAACAGCTAGAAGAAGCTGTTAAATCTAATGCAAAAGAAATACTTGCAGCTACTATGAAGCAAGAAATTGAAGAGTTAGTTAAAGAATCATTAAATGAACAAGAAGAAGATGACTTTGTCGGTACTAGTGAAGAAGAAGTCTCTGTTGAGTTCGATGATGATGATTTTGATGACGAAGAATATGAAGACCAAGAAGAAGAGGAATTAATGATTCCTGCAGGAGAAGAAGCAATGGTATCTATGGAAATGGATACGGATGAACCAACACTCGACCTAACACAAGCATCTGACGAAGAAGTAATGAAAGTTTTCAAAGCTATGGGAGCTGAAGATGGAATCGTTGTTACACAAGATGGAGACACAATTGAACTTGAAGACCAGGGAACTGGTACTGAATATAAAATTGAATTGGCCGAGAGTAAATTTAAGAATAATCTTCTAATTAACGAAGGTTATGATAATGATTCAATGGAGTACGTTGATGATGAAGAAATTATGGAAATGGAAAAAGATTTCGAAGAAGGTTGGAAAAAAGGTATGTATGAAATGAAAATGAAAGACATGTATGAAATGGATGACGAAATGTCAGAAATGAAAATGAAAGGTATGTATGAAATGGAAATGGATGATGAACCTATTTATGAAATTTCTTTAGAGGACGAAATGGATATGGATGAAGAAGACATGGACATTAAGGAATTACAAGAAATGGGAGATATGTCTTACGAAGAAATGGAAGAAGGTGATTATGGTTTTAAACGCCCTATGGGTCGTTCAAAACAAGGTTACCTAGATAGAGAGGATGAAATGTTGGGTGGTGAACACGGACATGAAGACTCTGAATTTTCATTAAGAGATAGAGCTAGAATGGCTAGAGGTACTAGAAAATTTGACCAAGAAATGGAAGAAGCTTCAAGAACTTATGGTTTTGGTTCTAAATCTGGAAGAGGACTTAGAAAAGGATTTACTAACAATAGAAATTTAGACTTCCCAATTAATGAATCATCTAGAGAATCTATTAACAAGATACTTAAAACAGCTAAACAACTACAAACAGAGAATCAACATTTCAGACAGAAAAATAAAGAATATAGACAAGCTCTTAAAGTATTCAGAGATAAATTAAATGAAGTAGCTGTATTTAACGCTAATTTGGCTTATTCAACTAAATTATTCACTGAACACACAACAACTAAAAAAGAGAAAGTTAACATTCTTAGACGTTTTGATGGCGTTAAAACTCTGAATGAAAGCAAAAACTTGTTCAATACATTAAATTCAGAATTTAATTCTAAAGTTAATAAGTTGAATGAGTCGGTTCAAAAAACCATTACTAAAACCCCTTCTGGTGGTTCTTCAGTCAATTTGATTGAAAGTAAAACTTATGAAAGTCCTCAAATTACTAGGATGAGAGAGATTATGAATAAGTTATAATAATTAAATAAACGCTAACTAAAAAAAACAAATTAAAAATGGGAGCATTATTAGAATCTGGTATGGTCGGAAACATTGGTTTAAAACACCTTAAAGTTATCCGCGAAGATACTATTGGAAAATGGAACAAGCTTGGGTTCCTTAACGGATTAAATGGGCACACAAAAGAAAACATCGCTCAATTATACGAAAATCAAGCAACACACTTAATTAACGAAGCTACGTCATCTGACGCTTCAGGTTCATTCGAAACGGTTGTTTTCCCAATCATTCGTAGAGTATTCTCTAAGTTATTGGCAAACGATATCGTTTCTGTACAAGCTATGAACTTACCTATCGGTAAATTGTTCTACTTTGTACCTAAAATTTCACAAAGA